ATTATAGTTAGCTCCACTTATAGTTCCTGTAGCATCATCACCAAACATTATTGATGAAGTACCAAAGGCTTTATATTTTAGTGCTGAACCATTAATAGTTAATGCGTCTGTTTCTGTAGTTCCGTCTACGTCTAAGTCTCCGTTAAAATCACCGTTACCTGTAAGTGTTAAGTCTCCACCTATTGAAGCATCATCTGTAACTGTCAAATCGTCTTGTACTTTTAAATCTACAGCAGAAATACTAGCTAGTGCATCTACCATAGCACCACCAGCACCAGCACCATCAGAATAAATAATTTTAGTATCGCCAGCAGGTATTGTTATATTTGCACCTGTGCCTTGACTTATAACTAAGTTTTGCGAACCTGTAGTAGCGTTTTCTATAAACCATAGTTTAGATACTGTGTTTGGTCCAATAGTTACAGTACAGGCAGAATCTAACGCACCTGTATATTTAAGAAACATCGATCTTCCAGGATCGGTAGCACCGTCTGCAATAGTAGTGGTATGGGTATCAGCATTAGTTGTTATAGCCTCTGTGCCATAACTAAACGCTTCTGCTATTAGTTCTAAGTTTGTGTTTGTAGTCGTACCCCAAGTTCCTGACGCATCACCTGTGGCCATTTCATTGAGTCTTAGATCATTTACGTATGTGCTTGCCATTTTTTAATTCTCCATTTCGATTATATTACCTTTTTGCTCTATAGTTAAGCAACTTCTTTCCAATTTGGGGTTTGACTATCTGTAACTGCTGTCCAATTTGGATCTTGATTGGGAATAATTGGACCCCAAACTAAAAGTTGGCTTACATGTCCTGTTCCTTCAACACCTGTTACAGAAACATTTGCTTGTGCATCAATTGTTAACGTACCTAACGCAGTAGTTCCTGCTAACCCTGTTATTGAAATAACATTATTAGTAACAAGAGATAAACTACCTAAAGCACTGGTTCCTGCAACACCTGTTGGGTAAACATTTGCGTCGCAAGTTACGGTTTCATCCCCTTGTGCGATAGTAGAAGCCGTACCACTAACGCTAGTAATAGCTACTCCGTTAGCTACAACCGTACCTACAGCACCTGTTCCTGCTTGTCCCGTAAGAGAAACTGAAATAGAAACTCTTGCTGTTACGCTACCTAAAGCAGAAGTTCCTGCTACACCAGTTTCTGAAACATTAGCTGTTCCTGTTGCAGTAAGACTTCCTATTGAACTTGTAGCCGCAACTCCTGTTTCTGTAACATTAGCATCACCACTTACAGTTTCAGATCCTAGAGCTGTAGTTCCTGCTAACCCGGTAACTGAAATATTAGAGATTCCCGTAGCTGTAAGGGAACCAATTGAACCTGTACAAGTAACTCCTGTTTCTGTGATATTAGCATCACAAGTAACAGTTTCTGTGCCTAACGCAGAAGTACCTGCAACACCTGTAAGGTTTACAGTTACATTGACGACCGCAGGCTGACCCCATGGACCAGACCCCCAGGTACTTCGACCCCAACCAGCCATTGGAGTTTTATGCTATTCTAATTACAGCGTTACTTGCATCTGCTGTTGGAAAAGATATTGTAAAACTTCCAGCTGTAGAAGTTTTATCTCCACCAAAATCAAATACTGCTACCGCAGGATCACCTGATGCTGTATCGTTGTAAATCATACAACCTCTAGCAGTAATGGTAGCTGTACCAAAAGTTAAATCAGCAAAATCTGTAAACGCAGTAGTTCCAGAAGTAGTTGGATTAACATTTGTTAGTGCTGCTCCACCCGCAGTATAGTTTGTTCCTGATGCTTCTTGGTTTGTACTATACGCTGTAGTTGCTGCTGTCATAGTTGCAGAACTTGTGTATAAAGCCAGCTTAAAAGAGTTCCCTCCCGAAGCTTTAAAATTATGTACTGCTTGCAAAAGTTCACTTTTAAAAGAAGTACACATTGCTTGTGTAATTGCCATTATAGTCTCCTAATAATATTTGCTAGGTCTTTATGACCTTGTTTTTCTAATTGATTACATATTGTACACATGTGGTTTTTTATTGCCTCATTCATATAATACGTAATGACGTTTTTGCACGCTTCTCTAAAAGCGTGTGCTTGTGCCCTAATGGGTGCAGGGGCTTCGTCGCTAATAGAAACTAATCTTTTAGTGGCCATTTCCGCAACTTCTTCTACAGTGTGCCCTCTGTAATCTGTCGTAGTAACTCCAAGGTTACCAACTTTTGTTTCTGAATCAAGTGAAAACATTAATACTCCTTTGGTTCTGGTGGTAAATCATTTCTATCTATCATCTGTGGTTTATTAAGTGTTTTTTCTTTAAACACTTCTGACCATCTACAAGTTTGTATTGTACCTTCTTTTACATACGTAACAACTGGATCCTCTAAACGATGATAACCATACAGTTTTTCTTTTATATCTACGTTAGTTTCTAATAAATTTGAACGAGGAGCTATTGATATTTCTATGTTGTTCTCCATACATTTAGCAAGCCAAAACTCACAACACGCCTTTCCAGACTCAGCATAGTGCATGTTTGTTTTATAAGTAAAATCAACTCCAAATATTGTTAAACAATTTACTTTATTCCATAGTGCAAAAGCTATTGCATAAGCCACTGTGTTATTAAAATAAGAACACCCTAAATCAGTTATTAACGGCGCTAATGGAAATTCTTCTGCGTAAGGAACTCTGTTATCTAATTCACAAGTATAAATAGGATAATCAACTTCAGGTAAATATTTTCTCATCATTTGAGTCATACTTCCTGCGTCTTCTGTATCAAAAAATCTAGACATAGGATCTAAAATAAAAGCTCTGTCTATTTTTGGAAGAACTCCAATCATTGCATTTATAGCCCATACTTCATCAAATGATACGCTATGAACTTGTGATAAATGATAGTCTATTTGACTTTGACCCATAGCTATTAAAGCTACGTTTTTTCCTTCTAACTCAGCTATAGGCTTGTCTAACATTAAGTGGTAGGTATTCTAACTTGATCGTATCTGTATTGACTGTGTGTTCCAGCTCCTTCCGCAGTATTTTTAAGTCTGGCAAGAGCTTCTTCAAATCGTTTTTCGTATGTAGCTATTTCTGTCGGATCCATTTTTAAGAATATTGAAGATTCCGCTAAGCAGGCGTATAGCAATGTTGTTGGAGCATTCGTAGATAGCCAAGTTGTTCCACTATCGGCTCCGTCTGTTAATGAAGCTGGCCTGTAAAAATAATGTAGTTCAAACGTGTAATTAGAATCAGGAGTAGGAGCAAGAATAAAAGTATCACTGTCAAACTCTCCATAATACTTTGGCCTTCCTGTTACTGAACCAGAAGTTGCTGGTTTGTAAGACCTCATAAAACTGGTTTGTTTTAAATTAAGAAAATGATACGTATCGTTAACTATTACCGCTAAACTAAAAGGGGCTAAAAAATCAGTTGGCATACCTAAATAAGCTCCTCCCGAAGAAGCTGTCCCGGTTACGTTCTTTTTAAAATTATCTAACCAAACTCCTTTTAAAATTCTTTCTTCACCTTGTTTAATAATAGTAGCAAGCGTATCAACAAAAGTAGTTTCAGAACTATCAACGTAATTCTGTATTGCTGTTTTTAATTGACTGTATGTAAATCCTGTTCCTGCCATTATACTGGTCCTGCTGTTACTGTATCACCACCACCTGTAACATCTCCTGTTGTGGCGGTTCCACTAGATGTAAATTTATATTCATTATCATCTACTACTGTTATTGTATATCCACTTGCGCTCTCAAGTACAGTAGTTGTTATTCCATCAAACGCTTCCGTAGATCTAAATCTAACTGTATCACCAGTAGTTCTGTTATGTTTAAACTCAGTTACAGAAATTATACTGTTCGCACCTGCATCTCCACTCCGAAATGGATTCAATGGTAATAAAGTATTTGCTAGTCCTACAGAAGCTAAAGGTCCTCCACCCCTTATTCCTGTTGTTCCTGTCCCTGAAGTAGCCGTAAAAGTATAGGTATCGTCATCAACTTTAGTTATTGAGTACCCATCAGGATCTTCCAAAGTTGCTGTTGTAAATCCATCAAAATTTTCTGTTCCTCTAAAACGTACTTTATCCCCCGTTGATTTTCCATGGTCATCTTGAAACACTTTAATGACTGCACTTCCTTGTGTAGTCAAAAAAGGATTATTTGTTAATAGTGCTATAGCAGAAGGTTCTGTACGATCTGGTCTTGGATTTAATATAGCTTCAGGATCTGCTCCAATTGGTGGTGGATCTAACTGGGGCTGTTTAATATCAAAACATTCAGGACAAGCTTTATAGCCGTCCCATTGTTCTTGTAGTTGTTTAAGTCGATACCGTTGACCACAAGTATCGCATATTCCCCATGTATATTTTCCTGCTGCAAAGGCCATTTAAACCTTCCTTAAAGTATTTGTCTAGGAGGTAAGAATTTTGAACTTACTGAATCAATATCTTCAAAAGCTGCTCTATCAAATTCCTCATCATACACTTGCTTCAATAACTGTATTCTATCTGGAGCTCTTTTCATAGCTAAATAATAAGCTAGACCTGCTGTCATGCAAGGTAAAAACCTAAACACAGTCTCCATGTTATTAGTATAGTCTCCTGCATCTTGCATTCTAGTCAATGCGTAATAAGAAATTACATCAGTTGAATTTTCAGGAGTAGGATAAACATACACTCTGGGGGTTATGTGCCTTTCTAAAAAAAATTGTGTAGGTCTACTTTTAGTAGTTTTATCTGGTGTATAAAGATAATCAGATCTACTTATTCTTTGTAATTGATAGTCTGTGCTATCACGTTGGATAACCGCAGAAGTAATATCAACTATATCGGTTCCAAGATCATAATAATTAGTTCCTTCTGTAACTGTAAAATTACTTTTAGTAATTAACCATTGATTAAGACCTCTATTCGACCATTCAGCAATAAGTAAATTTAACGAACGACGTGCAGTCTCTAAATCGTACCCAGTACGAAGTTCAAGACCGCATCGTTCGTATGCTTCCTCAATAAGTTCGTCTACACTAAGATCAAATGAAGTGGTTTCTGAAGTAGCCATTTCT